TCAATGATTTTCTTGTGTAACCACTGGCAACTCGTTTCTTGCCACCAACAGCTACTTGTCCTTTGCAAACTTTTACAGCATAAGCATTAGCGTAAGCAGAAGGATAGACCTTGAACTTACGCTTTGCTGCTGCTTTACCTCTGGCACATAATTTAGCCATTAGCCGAATACATTAGAACCAGCTAAACGTGCCTTTACATTTTCTGTGTAAGATACGTCTTTCTCCCAACGAGGATCAGACATGGCAGCTACTACCTCTGCTGTTGATCTGTAAGGTGTAGGTCCACTAGCAGCAGGTCTTCCAGAATAAAGACTTGGTTCAACTCCCATAGCGTTTTGATACCTAGTATATAGTCCTTGTACCATCATACCTAGTTGTGGTCCAGACATTGTGTTTGTTGCTTCATTGAAAGCTTCTATCTCTGGCTTGGATAGATTTTCTAAAGCCCAACTAACCATCTTGCCATAGGCTTCATCTCCACCTATGGAATCTCTAATGCCTTTTACTTCTTCCTGTGCTAGTTCTTCTGCTGCACCTTCTCCTTCTTCTGTATATCCCATCTCTGCTGCCCTACCAGTAAGGTATGAATCAACAGCATTTTTAGATAGACCTGCATCTAATAAAGATTGATACATTTCTTCTGGTATCTCTCCTTCATTTTTATGAAACTCAGCACTAATTTTATATGGGTCAATGCTGTTCTCTTTAAATATCTCTCCTAAAATTTCCCCATAGTTTTCATTTACAGAGTTGTAATCTACAGTTCCATCTTCTTGGTAATAATCTTCATACCCTTCTGGTACTCCTGTAGTTTCTTCTGTTGATTCAGATACTTGATCTTCTTCTGTAACAGAACCAAGCTTACCTTCTAATTCTTTGTAGCTGTTTGCTAAATCTTCTACAGTTTTAAACTTGCCAGCATACAAACCATTTTCATCTTTAAGACCTTCAAGGTCTTGTTGAGACATTGGTGGTGTTTCAGATACTTGTACTTGTGATGAAGTCATAGAATTTTGTTAATTAAAAGTAATTGTACGACCATTTTTAGTTTTAACCACCTTTGGTTCTGTTGGGGTGGGTTCATCATTAACACCTAACTGACTAACAACAGCTTTTGCTGTATCAGATTTTGTAGTTTTTGAACTAGACTTCTCGGTTGGCATCAGGGGTTCCTCCTTGTTGTTGTAGTTGTTGTGCCTGTGCATCAGCTAAACCTGCTTCTGCATTTACTTTAGGATCAAGTAAACGTGAACCTAAAGCAGCAGGTCCAAGACTTTGAATAAGCTGTTGTTGTGCAACAGCCTGTTGTTCTGCTTGGATTTCTTCTTGTGTTTTTACTAGGTTAGCAGTATCTATACCGATACTGGTAGCTAGTCTTTTCACTGCTTCATCTACATTTACGTACTGTCTCATTACATCTGGTCCAAGTGCTTGGGCTACGGTTCCAATAAACTCAATCAATTTGTTTCTATCATTACCTCTACCAAGTCCTTGAAGTCCTGTGACTATCTTGGGTTTGACCAGTTCATCAGGCAGCTTTGGAACTTTACCCTGTCTTACCAATAAGTGCATACGTCTTCTGAGATATGGTAGTTGAAACTCTTGAGTCAAGATACTGTAGATACCGCCAAGACTATTCTCTAGTTCCTGTGCCATAAGATTTATCTCTGCTGCTGTTACTCTTTCTGCGTCACGTTGTACTGATCTTGCCATTAAGAAAGCCATTTCAAGTCTTTGTTCAATACGTTGAATAGCGTTAAAAGCAACAGTAAAATCACCTGCTTTACCAACTTGCATGACAGAAATATCTGCTGCTGTACCTTCTCGGATAGCTCCATTAGGTGCTTTAGCTATAGTGGCTGCCCTTGTAATACCATTGGGGTTGACCAAAAACAAAGTCTTGGCACTAGCAGCAGCACCTTCAATTATTGCTTGCATCAAAGACTCAAGACTAATCAAGTCTCCTCTGTATTCTTCTACATATCCTCTTCCATAATCTTCTCCATCTATCCGAATGAACCTAAGAGGAATAAAAGGAGTAACATCTATCTTTGATCTGCCATCTGTATTTGGTATCTTTTCTCCTTTACATTCTTGAAACCAAAAGAAGTCATCATTCATTCTCTTGATTGATGTATATATATCTAAGTCACCCTTCATCATATCTGCGTCATAGTTTTCTTTCTTCTTGATCTGTTCTAAGAACTCAAGAGGTAGAGCTTGTGGGTGTACAGTTTCTTTAATTAGTATCTCTAAAACATTACCAACTTCATCACGCTTACAAACAAACTTAGATAGTGGATATACTTTGAGTCCTTTATCTGTTAGATATAACAAGACATTACCTGATACTACAAGATGCTTGAGTGCTTCAAACATAGCAACTCTATCGTTAGAAATTTCTATCTGATTCATCAAAGCGTTTTCGATGGTGCGTAGTCCTTTATCTATTTCACTTTGCAATGCTTCTTGTCCTTGTTTTTTTATTTCAAGATCATCTATTTCTAATTTAAAAAATGCTGTGCTTGGTGGTAGCAAAGTCATCAACAATTTATTTGATAAGCTGTTAACTCCTCTGCTTCCTGTTGCTTGAAATGGTGTCTTAATTTTAGCTCTAGTACCTGATGTCTGTTCTGGTATCAGGCTAGGTATAGTTAGCTTAGAAGATTCCTTTGCTTCTCTATCGTAGACAGACCTACTACTAACAAGTGCTTCATATCTCCCTGCTGCTGTTGTACCTTGTGCGGAGTATTCCATTTTATTAGTAGTTTAAATTACCTGTGTTAGTGCTGTTAGCAAGTAAAGGTATCTGTAAAGATTGTGTACCTAGTCTTCTACGACCTGATTGTGAAGATAATTTTCTTCTCATTTTACTTTCTGGATTACTTCTATTTGAAGCAAACAAAACTCTATCAGCAGTTTTCTCAATAGCAGAGTCACGAGGTTCTGGGTCTGGTAGCTTTGGTGGGCTTGGTCTTCCTAAACACATAATTAAGCAACTCCTGTCTTACGACCTTGAATACCTTTAGAGAACTTTCTTCTATTATAGTTGTCTTTGGCTTTTTGTTGCCTATCCTTTCGAGCATTTCTATCAGCTTGATTCATTCCACGTTGACTTGTGAGCTTCTCAGCAGTTGTAAGGTTAGGGTCTACATAAGTTCCTTCTTCTTTCTGTCTTTGTATCTTTAAAGTCTCTGTTGCTTTTGCTGTGTCTTTGGGGTCATCAACCCCTGTCTGTGAACCAGTTAGAGTTACAGGTCTGTTCTGAAATTCACGTTGAGGTGTAGACATTCTACCTCCACCACCACCAAAACACATAGCTAGTTCTCCAATACCCTATTAGTTAACATAGTTTCTTTTTGTCTTAGTTGTTGTTCGATAAGGTAATCAACAACTGACCTCTGCCCTGCACGATACCACACTTCACGATCTGATAGCGATAGGTCTGGACATCTGTTAGGAAACACAGTATCTAAAGCTTGTATAAGTTCGTCAGTAATTACAGGTAAAGACACAAAAATTAAAGAGCTATATCTATATT